GAGGCCCGCCAGCTTAATTATTAACCAGTCACACCGAAACAACAATGAGTCTCATCACCGATGCCATCTTTGTCAAGGCCCTGCGCTCGAATGCAGCCCTCATCGCGTCACTGCCCGCCGGCGACGTTTACAACACCGCCATCGCACTGCCCGACGAGGATGCCGACAACGCCCCGCTGCCCTACGTTATCGTCTCCTTCGACGGATTGCAGAACAGCAACCAGACGAAGGACGATGACTTTGAGGCCGAGAGCGACAACGTGCAGATTGGCGTTACCGTCTGTGCTGAGACACGCCCGCAGCTGGGAGAACTGGCAATGGCTGTGCGACGCACACTGCGCGACTACTTCCGCGAACACCAAGGCGACGACAGCGACGAGGACTTTGCCCTCATTCCAGAGGACATGACGTTGCAGGCCGGAGGCGTGCAGTACGACTCGCTGAAGCCATGCTACTGGCAGCAGCTTACGTATCAGTGTGACACTAACATCGACTAACGTATGAGCAAGATTAAAGGACAGAATTTCCGACTGCTTCAGAATGCAGCCGCTATTCCTGAAGCCACCAACTGCTCCATTACGATTCAAGGCAATACCGACGACACAACCACCAAGGATACCGAGGGGCTGTATAGTCAGGATACCATTGTCTCGACGCAGTGGAATGCGCAGGTGGACACCTACCAGAGCGACACGGCGGCACTGCGTGGCATCATCACGACGTTCAACGCGGCTCAGCCCGTTCCAGTCGGTTGGGATCAGACGGGAGGCGCACAGAACCGAGTGGCTCAGAATGCCAACTTTAAGCGCAGCGGCCAGGCACTGCTGAATGACTTCACGATGACTTTCAACGACCGTGAGACGGTTGCACTTTCACTTCAATTCCAGGGTACGGGAGCCCTTAGTTAGTAAGCTATGCAAAAAGGACAATACATCAGACTATTGCTCGCTACGACCGCGAATCCATCAACGGTAATTGCGGCAGCCAAGCAGATGGCCTTGCACGGTTCTGCGCAGACCGAGGACAGCTCGACGAAGGACACCACCGGCAACGCCTTGGAATTTGAGGTTACTGGCCAAACTTACGACATCACCGGCGGCGGATTGGTGCTCACACCAAACGACACGCTGCTGTCGAATGCCGTAGGCCTGAACAACTTCGAGAGTTGGTTGCAAGACCAGATTCTTTATTGGCGCATCTGCGTAATGAATGGCGACAACAACCGAACCGTCGTTGAAGAAATTGCACACGGTCAGGGTAAGCTCACCAACTTGCAGATTCAGGCACAGGTGAAGCAGAACACCACGTACAGCTATACCATTAACGGTTATGGTTCCATCGTGCCTGGAACCGACACCAGCGGTGACTAAGAACTTTCGGCCGCCTGACCGCCTCGTTGTTTTGAGCCATAATTAGCGAGCGGTGCAGGCGGTTTATTATAATCACAAAAAGAGGAACTATGAAACAAAAAACCATTAACATCGTGGGCCGCGACGTGACGCTGGCCTACTGCTACGCCACTGAAATCGGCTACAAGGAGTTGTCCGGGCAGGACATCACCGACTTCATGCCCGAGGTGCTGGAGGCCATTCAGCACGACCGACTGCCCGACGTAAAGAAAACCATCTACATGGTGCTGGCCAGCATTCTGGCCTATTACCAGGCTAAAGGTGAGGAGCCGCCCGTGAAGGACACCGACCTGATGAACGAGATTTCGCCCGTTGAGCTCGGAACCGCCTTCGGCACAGTGCTCAGTCTTCGCCAGCAGTTCTACCAGTTGCCCGCCGGTGAGACCGAAGTTCCCGATGGCTCTCCATCGGGCAAAAAGAAAGCCCGCGCAAAAAACTCCTAAACGCCCACGACATCTACCAGCTGCTCGTGGGCGAGATAGGCATCCAGCGCAGAGAGTTTTTATACGACATCCAGTTCTGGGAAGTCCGCCGCATCATCAGAGGATACCGCCGCCGCGACCGCCTGAAGCACCAGCTCATGGCCGAGTGCGTCTATGCCGCCACCTTCGCCATGCGCGACCCGAAGGGCAAAACCGTGGCCGACATGTTTCCCTCACTTTTTGCCGAAGACACAAGCGACTTCAGCGGCCCCGAACTCACCGAGGACGATGTGCAGGACTTACAGGCAGACATGGCCGCGTTTAACGCCCAGCACGCCCAGCCCGACAAGTAAACCCACGCCCAATAAGCGTGGGTTTTATGTGATAGAGGCAGAAGTAAATACACAATTATTAGAGAACCAACAGCAGGCACTCAGGGCTTGCATGACGGTGGATTCGGAGATGGGCAAGCGTCTGCGCGAGCTCATTTTTCAGCAGTTGAAGGCCGCCCGCAATTCTATTTCCGAAAGCATCAAGTTTGATAATGGCGACCCTCGCGGCACAAGGCATTCCGTGAAGCGATACATTGCATCCAAGTATCTCGGAGGTGTGGTCTCCATTGCCAGTTACAATGCCAAGGCATCGGGTAATAGAAGCAGTTATGAAGCCCCTCGGAAGTTGCAGCCCGGTCAGCGTGGCGGCAACCGTCGCCCACGGTCGGGAACTACCCAGCGTTATCTCAGTTATGGCCCGCAAGACCGCGCATTTATCCTGAACTGGGTGAATGCGGGAACCGGCACACGTGTCTCAGGCTTTGGGCGTATGCGTAAGCTCGACTTGTCGAAGACGGGCGGTCGCGGCAACCGAGGCTCTATTGCAGCCCGCAATTTCTTTGGCACGCTCGGTGGCCCCGCCATGCAGAAAGCCGTTGAGAATCTCGGGAGAATGATTGATGAAGAATTCGACAAACTATTCAAATAAGTACACAATATGGCAAGCACATCAGTACTCCGACTTAGCGTTGACGACAAACAATATAATGCCAGCCTGAAGCAGGCCGCGCAAGGCATGAAACACCTTGAGCAGACGCTCAAGGACTCTGGGAGGTCGTTCGACAAGGTAGATAAGTCTGTGGTGAATTACGTCCGCGAGATAGGCAAAATGGAAGCCCAGGCGAAGACTGCGAAGGGTAAAATCGGCGAAATGTCGAACGCTTTCGTCGAGCTGTCAACGCAATATAACAAGATGTCCGACGACGTGAAGAAAAGCGATGTCGGAAAGGCTCTTGCCGACTCAATGGAGCAGCTGAAGCAGCGAACCATTGCAGCCAAAAAAGAGTTGCAAGACCTGAACGGGCAACTGAGCAGCACGAAGGCACCAGAGATAAAACCAGATGGCGGACTGTTCGGCGGTGATGGTTTCAAGGGTATGCTTGCTGTGTTTGGCGGCAACCTGATGACGAAGGCAGCCGGATGGATGGCAAACCTTGGCTCTGAGATAGTCAACGTTATGAACGAGAGTTCGCAGCTCGCCATACAAGCAGAAGGTGTGCAGATTGCATTTGCCAAACTTGGTGACGGCACATTGCTTGACGGTCTGCGTGAGGCAACTCACGGCACCGTCAATGACTTTGAGCTAATGAAGGCCGCCGTGAAGTTCAACGACTTCAAACTGCCTGTCGAAGAATTGGGCACTATGTTGGCTTTTGCCCAACAGAAAGCAAAAGACACTGGGCAGTCGGTGGACTACATGGTGGACTCTATCGTCACGGGTCTTGGCCGTAAGTCGCTGATGATTCTTGACAACCTTGGATTGAGTGCTGCTGAAGTCAAAGAAAAAATGGCCGAGACAGGCGACATGACTAAAGCCGTGGGCCAGATTATCCGCGAGCAGATGTCTAAGGCTGGCGATTATGTTGAGACCGCATCAGACCGCGCGGCACAGGCAAACGTCGAGCTTGAGAATGCCATGCTTGAGCTTGGCAATGCCATGCGTGAAACCTTCGGCTATGACGGTTGGGAAACAATGGCCGCAGGTATTAAAACAGAGTTAGTTGGGGCTATCACCTTTACGATTGAAACCATTAACGAGGCGAAGCTGCGGCTCAAGGAATTTTTGCAGATGCTTGGAGTCTTAGACAAAGCACCTGCTCCCAAACCCACACCTACCAGTGGTCCCGACGGAGCTTATTACGAGACTACTGACGCGCAAGGAAATCGCACTGGAGCAGGCCGGTGGATGAACGGGCAGATGGTTCAGACTGAAGCCGCAGATGTCATTGTAACAGGCTCAAAGAGCAAGAGCGAAAACAAAAAAAAGAAAAAAGGTTCGGGCGGTTCAAGCCGTCACACGGCGGCAAATGTTGTCGAGAAGACAGAGGAACAACTAAACAACGAGAAAATAAACAAGCTGACCCAAGAGTACATCAAGGCCAGCGATGAGCGCAAGGCAGCCATCAGGGGAGAGATAAAGGTCTTGCAAGACCGTCAGGAAGTAATCAGCAACCTGAAACTGGAAGCACAAGGGAAATTGAACCCCGTCACAAAGATTGACCCAGCGCAGGTTGGCACTCTCGGCTCTGTCACCGGCTATGATAATGTTTTTAAAGGCATGAAGGAGGGTGTCACCAGCGTGATTTCTCCTTTGCAGGCATTAAACGATGAGCTCAAGCGGCTGCAAGAAGGTCAGGCTCTTGCACTCACGCCCGAGCAATGGCAAATATGGCAGGAAGCCATTGACAAGACCAACAAGAAGATTTCCGACTTCACGGGCGGCGGCAAGAAAGGCGAGAAGTCGTGGAAAGACGCTGCCACCGCTGTTCAGGCCGTCGGCTCGGCCATGCAAGGCATCGAAGACCCAGCAGCACAAGTGATGGGAACCATTGGACAGGCTATTGCATCTATAGCCCTCGGATTCGCCCAGGCCACAACTGCTGAGTCCGGAAAGGGCGTGTGGGCATGGATTGCCGCTGTCGCGGGAGGTCTCGCCACGATGGTTTCGACCATTTCTGCCATCCACTCTGCCACGGGTTATGCCCAGGGTGGTATCGTTGACGGTCGTGGCGGCGGGTTTGTTCCAGGCAGCAACTTCAGTGGCGACAATGTTGGAAACGTCATGCTCAACTCCGGCGAGCTCGTGCTTAACCAAAGCCAGCAGAATAACCTCGCAAACGCACTCACGGGCAACCCCATGAGCAGCATGCGCCTCTCAGCAGCGGTCAGCGGTGAGCAGATCCTACTCGTGGCCAACCGCACCACCCGCCGCCAGGGTCGCGGCGAGCTTGTAACATTCCGCTAACCGTTCCGGCGGTTTCTCCCGCCGGCCTAAAATATAAGAAGATATGACAGGAAAAGAAATTACCGTGATACTTTCGCAGAACGGCACCGCGCTGGCTTCCACGCGCATCCGCTCGAACGAGATACAGACTCAGGCGGACACCATCGAGAAAGCCAGCGCGACGCAACAAGACTGGCGCGAGTACATTGCAGGCCGCAAGGAGTGGAGCTTCAGCGTCGGCTATCTGGTGCTGGCAGCCGCACAGGTGGCCGACTTGCTGCGGGTGGGGCAGTCGTTCGACATCACCCTCACCGCCCGCGAGTCCACCACCGTAAGCAGCAGCGTCAGCGGAACGGCCATTCTGACCAGCGTCAAGCAAAGTGCCAACATCGGCAGTCTTGCACAAGGAGCTTTCAGCTTCCGTGGTTCTGGGCCGTTGCAGTGACCGTCACCAGCTGCCCTGCCATGTGGGTTGCCACTCATCGTCGAGCGACACCGACGCACTCCCGCCGGCATGGAACAGAACGCCCGTGAACTCGGTCGTTCTGTTTTCAATAAACGGAACCGAGGCAAGGCTGGCCAGTCCGACGATATTATTCTCGCTGTCGCGGGCAGACACAGACACGGTTGTCGTCCACTCCGTGCTGCCTCCAATGCCGAAGATGCTGGCCTTTAACTGGCCTTGGGTGCCGAGCATGCTCGCAGGCACGCTGACGGTTCTGTCCTCATCTACTTCACCGACGGGCGAGCCGTCGAAATAATCCATCGCATTATACCATTTGCCCGGCCTGATGACCAGCGAGGCCACGTTTGCAGGCACCTCATCGCTCACCACAATGCGCAGCCTTGTCGCCTTACGGCTCAATACCACCGAAATAGCGTTGACAGTGCCGTCAGTCACGTTTAGGCTCAGTTTCTTCCAGAACGTGTCGCTCGCCTTCTGCCATGCTATTGTATGCTGCGCGGTACTTACCGACGGGCTGCTGCCGCGCGATGCGACAAAGTAGAGCTCATGCTCGCCGTAGGTAAGCGACAGCATTGGCGAACCCCAGTCGGCATCGGTCGGCACCTGATGAACCTGCCCAACGAGTTGACCGCCCATGTAGTCGAACACCCACAAGTCGGTCATCTCCACGCCGTCGGCGGACATGCCCGCACGAGTGGCTACATCATTCTGCTCAACATTGAAGGTGACATTCTTCTTTCCTTCATTCACCATTTCAGTGGCATCCTTACCACAACCTGCCAGCATGAACAGCGAGGCAAGCATAAAACAAATTTTTCTCATAAGCATAAATTTTTGAAAGTTAATTTTTTGTGGTTAGCTTTTTCTCCATTTTTTCAAATTCGTCATGCACCGACCGCGCCAGCACCTTGGCATAGCGTTGCGTCTGGGTGATGTTCGTGTGTCCGAGCATCCGCGACACATTCTCAATCTTGGCCCCATTGCGCAGCATGAGCGTGGCAAAGGTATGCCGTGCAAGGTGTGAGTGCAGCCGCGTCTTGATGCCCGCCATCTGGCCGAGGGCCTTCAACTGTCGGTTATAGTCAGCGTTATCCATCTTGGGGATTTCCCAGCCGTATTTTTCAAGAACTGCCACCGCCGGCGACAGCAGACGCGACACGTATGGCACTCCCGTCTTAATTCGCTCGCCGATATGGTTCCAGGCCTTACCGTCCCATTTATAGTCGCCTATATTAAATGCCTGCGCGTCTGAGTATGGCAGACCCGTGTATAACTGGAAGATGAACAAGTCGTGCGCCACCTCGAGTGCAGAGCCAGCCGGAAGCGACAGCCGCTCAAAGGCCTTCATTTCATCCTCGGTCAGGTATTCCACGTTCTCACGCTCGCCACGTTTGAATTGGCCCTTCAACCGCTCGTATGGGTTGCGCTCTATCTTTCCGAAGGAGTCCGCACGGTTGAGCAATGCCTTCAGGCACTTGTGGTAATTGTAGATTCCAGAGTCTGAGAGTTTCTCAGGCTTTCGTCCTCTTTTCCTGGCAGCATCGCTCAACGGTTTCCTGACCGTGTGTAGGTATGCGTCGAAGGCCACCACATTCTCCACCGTCACGTCCGACCATCGACGAATCTTGCCGAATGCCTCCAGCCGTGCCAACAGCGGCTCATAGTGCTTCCGTGTGCCCTCGCTAATAGATAGAGCCGGTATCTGTTCGGCCACCCAGTCGAGGAACGTAGGTTTGTCCGACTGCTCATCTACCATTTTCCACACTTCTTTCCTGATGGCCTCAGTGTCGATGGCTACATTATTATCTACGCACGCGTTCACATGCGCGAGAACCTTACTATATATAATGGCCAGCCGCTTGTTCATTTCAATAGCACCTGGGCAGTTCACCAGCTGCCCGGCCACGAATTCACTTTCAAAGCATTTTATACCTGTACCAAAATAATATGATTTTCTTTCCACCGTCACGCGGATTTCCACCTGGCCTTTGCCGTCAGAACCGACGCGACCTCTATGATTCCATATAATTGCATTCGTTATTTTCATGTTTTTCTTTTTTTTGTTTACCCACCCAAAAATGGGGTGGGGAAACATTGGTAAAACAAATCGTCATTTTTGCGCCTATTTGCCCTATTTTGCGCCATGCCGAATTTTTATCAAAATCTTCGGAATCCTTAGTGTTTACGGTGGTTTTAGTGTTTTTCCTCTGCTTTCACCCGCCCGATAAGGTGATCCGCTTGGGGTTAAGCGGAAAGTGGGTGAAAAGGCGATAAACACTGGGGGGCTGGGGTGTTTGGTTGATGTCATTGGGGAAACATTTTAATTATTTTACAGCTTTTTTCTTTGATTCTGGCTCGGCAGCCATGCTGCCGAAATCGAAATGCCGTGTGGTTTGGCTTCTGAGTGCAGCGGTCAACTTGTCGAGCTCTGCAATGCGCTCATTGAGTGTCTTAGTCATGTAGTCAATATTGGCTGCTCTTTCTTCTAAATTCTTTTGGAAGTCTCGAAGGCTTGCGATTGAGTGGGAGAGTTCTGCCATCATCTTGCCGACTTGAATGGCGGCATAGGTGAGTGCGTCTTGCTGTTTGTCGATGGGAGCCGTTTCGGGCTCCTTTTTTGTTATCAGTTCGCCATTGCCTGTCAGCAGATAGTCCAGGTTGAATTGCGGGAATTTCTCGCAAATACTTCTGAATAGTTTGTCGGTTAGATATTTCTCATTTCCGTTTAATGCCGACGAAACATAAGCACGCGCATATTGTATTCTATCGGCAAATTCTGCCTTGGTATGGACACCGCATTGATTGTGCAGGTGCTCATATACCTCGTTAAGCCTTTCTTTTCTTTCTAACATAA